AAAACTCTGCAGCGTTTGAAAAAGAAAGAGCACCTCGTGTTGCATTAGCTTCAACTTTAAGGCAAGCTAAACAAGCAAAAACAAAAGGATAAATAAAATGGCAGATCCAGAACGTTCAGCAGCAATGAAGGGCAATAAAAATGCCTCTAAAGATGGCCTTTCAGATAAACAAAAAATTGGATTAGCAGCTGGTGTTGGTTATTTTGGTGCAGCTACAATTGCAAAAAACACTCTAAATACAAGAGATATTGATAGAACTAAACGCACTTTAGCATCTAAAGCAGAAACGCTTGCTCAAGACGAAAAAAAGTATAGAGACGCCTGGAGAACAATAAAAATTGAAGAGATAGACGCATATAATAAACTCAAAACAAAAAGAACACAAAGTGCTATTAAAACTCTTAATGAACTAAATTCACAAGTAAAAGCTCGTAATACGAAAATTGGAAAAATTGGTCTCGCAGGAGCTGCAATTGCAGGAACAGGTACATACCTTTACTTAAATAAAAAGGATAAATAAAATGGCAGATCCAGAACGTTCGGCAGCAATGAAGGGCAATAAAAATGCCTCTAAGAGTGGTAGTGGAAAAGCACAAAAATTTCTTAACGCTGGTATGATGATTGGCGGTACTGCAGCAGGAGCTGCATTAGCAAGCAAAAAAGGTAAAGATGGAATAGAGAAAAAAGATACTCCTAAGCTAGCTGCTGCAGGATTTGGCGGTGGTCTTGCAGGCACTCTTGTAGGTGGTATTGCAGGTGCAGCCGCAATGATTCCTGCAGGTAAAAGAGTAGAAGCACAGCAAGATCGTATTACAAAAAAAGTTGGCTTAGACGCATATAAAGCAAAATATTCTGAAAAACCTGGTGCATATGACGCATCTATTAAAAAAGGTGCTTCACGTATGGTCAAAAGTGGCGCTGTTGGTAGTAAATTTGCAAAAGCAACAATGAGAGCAATTAATATTGGTGCGCAGGCTGGGACAGCAATTGGTGCCGCTGGTGCCGGTGCAGCAGTAATGAAATATAAGGAAAGAAAAAATAAATAAAAGAAAAATAAATAAAATAACAAGAGGTTATAATGCCATTGAAAAAGAGATTTTTTCAAAAAGTAATATCAGAAAACATTTCTACTGAAATAAAATATGGTAAACCTCAAAAACAAGCTATTGCCATAGCCTTAAATACAGCAAGAAAGGCTAAGCAAAAGCAAACTAAAAAGAAAGAATAAAGCAATATGGAAGCTGTTAATGCTAATACAAAAGTATACGACAAAGTAATAGATAGAGCTGCAATGATCAGACTCTATGAAAGACGTGTCAATGGTAAAATTGAATTAGTCATTGACGGTCATGTTGTTAGGCTTGATGATTTAATTCGAAAAGGTAACATGTCTGTAAATGGACAAAAAGATCTTTTTGAAAAAATCGATAAAGAGTTATTAAAGACATACCAAGAGAAATTTAATACTACTAAAAGATCTTTATTAGATTTGTTTTCAGATCAAACTTCTTATGCTTATCAAAACGTTGAAACAGCATTAGGTAAGATTTGGAAAACAGAACGACCTAACAGGCGTATTGCTGAAGAGTTTGTTTTAGAAAAACCTTTATACAAAAACTTAACACTTGCTGGTGGTTGGGCAGGTATTAGTGAAAGTGAAAAGAAAAGATTAGAATCAGTAATTAGAAAAGGTATTGCTGAAAACAAAACAGTTGATGAAATTGCGTTAGCTGTTAGAAAAGGTAATATCCACACAATTACAAGGCAACAATCAAAAGGTCTTGTAGTTACCGCAATTACTAGTGTAAGTACACAAGCCGATCATGCTATTTACAGGGCCAACGAAAAGGCGATCCTGGGTTGGCAGTATGTGGCCGTCCTGGACGCGAGAACCACCCCAGTGTGTGCGCACCGAGACGGGACTATCTACCCCCTCACCAACACCGCCAGCTTGCCTCCGGCCCACTTTCATTGTCGTTCAACAACAGTTCCAGTTTTTAAATCCTGGAGTGACATCTCTCAGCTTGAAGGTGTTGCTCAAGTTAGGAAAAGAAACTTAGAAAAGTTAAGCGATAAAGAAGTTGCATATTATGATGGTCTAACACCTTTAAGAGAGTCTTATAATCAATGGCTTTTAAGGCAAACAAAAGAAGTTCAATTAAGACACTTAGGAGATTATCAGAAAGTTGATTTGTTTAGAACAGGTCAGCTTCAATTAGATAAGTTTACCAATGCAGAAGGAAATTCAATTGGTATTAAAGAGCTTAGGAGTTTAACTGACAGCGGTTATACACTGCCAAACGATACAGTTAAATTTGCTAATGCAAAAGAAAAACTAGATGCAATGCAATTAGGTGCATCTACTGTTGATGACTTTATTTCAGATGACAAGTTAAAGAAAACTTTAATTGATTATTATCTACTTCAGTCTGGAGAATTAAATGGCACGCTCTCTATAACAAATTATAGAGGCTTGTTAATGAATACAAAGAAATCTACTAAGAATAGAGTCCTAGCATCGCCTCCAAGAGAAGATCAATTAAAGTTTAATCCAATTACCGGAAGATATGAAGATATTAGATTGTATCAGCCAAATCCTGCTGTACTATCTAATAATCTAAGACTTGTCAATGAAAGTGAAGTTCTCTTAGATAGAGATAAAAAGTTTATTAATGAAGTTGTTGAAACTCTGTCTGAAAAAATGAGTGTCAATGAACGCGCTGTTGTTGCTGATAATTTAAGAATTATTTTTGGACGTCAAAGAAATAAACCTGAAGTTTGGGAAAACTTTAAAGCAGTAGCTCAATCTCAAATTAAGTTTGATGTAATGAACGTTTCTGATGCAATTGAAACACAAATACGGCGTGACTCAGACGTTTTAAAAAAGCTGCAGCAAGACAATTATCTTGACCCTGTGCTAGGTGCAGTTCAGTTACAAGATTTACATGATAATTTTATTAAAAATATTTTAAGTAAAAACAAATGGGAAGATAGTACTGCTCCTAAAATTGCAAAAGAACTTAGAAATACATTTGATTATAAAATTCCTTTGTTAATCAAAAATCGACTATCAGACAGAGAGCTTCAACAGTTTTATTTAAAGTTTGCTCATAGGCTTAGCTTAGCTGATACCCCTGATAGAGACCAATTTGCAGTTGCATTAGGCAGAGATTTGTACAATCTTGCTAATATTAATGGCGATAGACGTAAATGGTATGCTCTTGGAATGAAAATATTAGAAGCTAAAAATGTACAAAAGTTCTTTGAAGTTGAAACATTTGGTGTTCAAAAGAGAAGAATAAAAAGTGCATTGAGTGGAACATATTTTGGACCATATTATGATACATTATCCTATAATATTAGAGTAACAGACCCTAGAGTACAAGAATATGCTCAATTGACTAGAAAGGTAGATTTAGGTCTTAGAGTAAGTGTAACAGAAGATAAAAATCGACTTATCTTTAGAGAAGGGTATAAAACTTATTTTATAGACCGTGGTATTTTAGGTTATGAAGATACGAGAATTCCAATTACATCTACTTCTAGTTTCAGCGATTTTCCTGAAGAGTTTGTCGATAAGGATTTTGTAAGTGCTCTGAATTGGGCAGCAAAGGCTGAATATAAGATAGATGAAGATTACTTTGATTTTGCTCAAAAATTATTATACTTTGAAGATGATAGAGGTAATGCTCAAAAGTATAATGATTTAAATGAATACAGAAAATATATTGCAAGCCGTGGTGATACTTACGAGCGCTTTAAAGCAATGGAATGGCTAAGAGGATCAGGTAAAAGTTTTAGCAATCATCCTTTTATAGATCATCGTGCAAGGATTTATGATCGTGGTTTAATTGGACCACAGTCAGGAGAAACATTTAGACCTTTTTTAAATACCGCTAAAAGTCAAAAGTTTAGTGTTGAAGAATTTAGTGATTTTCAAGATCAAATAGGATCTTTTTTAGGTGGCTTAAGCGATTTCTTTGAAGGTCGTTACAATTCGCTAACAATTACAGGTAGACAAAAAATAGCTCAACGTTGGAGAGCCGATTTAGTTAAAATCGGCAATCACATGCTAAAAAAGAAACCTGCAGATATTAGAGCTATTTTGGAGTCTGAAGTTGTTTCTAAGATTGATGGCGAAGAACTAAATAAATTTTTAAGATTTGCATTAGAGACTGCTAAGATTGATAATTATCTTTCTAGTAATTATACAAAAGCATCACTAGCAAAACTATCTGATTATGATATTTCTGTTGCATTAGAACAAGACGCATCTTCATCTGGTGCTCAAATTATTGCATTAACAACTCGCAATAAACAACTTGCAGAATTAAGTAATGTTGTTCCAACAAATCAGAAAAAACGACTATATGATGAAATTGCAGCTTCTACTTACAATGATCCTAGATTCAGAAAGTTAAATGAAAAGCTAGGATTAAATGAAAAAGATTTAAGAAAGGCTGCTAAAGCACAAAATATGGTAACTTTCTACGGAGCAGGTGAAAGAACTGGTATTTTAAACGTAGAAGGTAAATTAGCAAAAGTTTTAGACAAAGACGAAAATACTTTAGTTGTTAAAGCTTCAGATAGAGAAATTGTATTAGATCAAATATCTGCTAGAATAGCTAGATATGATAAGTTTGATCCAGAAACTGCAGAAGAATTAAGACAACTTCGACAAAATGTAAAAGATGTTTTTAATAAAGGCATGGATCCTGGTGATGATATCTTAGAACAATTATATTTTTTAGACCCTAAGACAAAAGATCTTGTTGAAAAGATGTCAAAATCATATGAGAGAGTTGTTACTCCAAATGATTTTAAAGAAATTGCTAAGATAATGAGTGAGTATTTAAGTGAACAAGTGCCTATTTTAAAGGAATTTACAAGATACTTTGGCAGACTTGCACAAGATTATATTACTAATGCAAAGCCTTCTAAAGCTAACTTTGATTGGCAAACAATTGCAAAAATTGCACTTAGAGGTAAAAAGGAAAAAAGTTATGTTTTACCTGATTACATAAGTAGAATTTTAGGTATTAAAGCTGGTGAAGCTGTTAGTGAAAAGATCTTGAAGCGTTTTGGTGCTTGGAAACCAAATGGAACCTTAAGCGAAATTATAAATGGAATAGATACACCTGAAACTAGAAGAACAGGTGGTAAATATTTTAAAACAGAGTTACTTGAGCTTAAAACACTTACTGAGTTTGAGTTATTTTATGCAAATAAATTACCAAAAAGTTGGACTAATATTCCTTGGGTAAATTTTGATGGTAAAATTATTGAGCAAAATTTTACTCAATCTTTTGAAGAAAGATTAAACTACAAGAATAAAGATGGAACTTGGACTACAAATATTTTACAAGTTCCTCAAAAAACAGAAGCAACATGGTGGCAACAAGTTATAAATAAAGATGGTAAAATAAATGATATTGCAGATGCAGGCAAAGCTAGAACAGCATATGCAGTTAATGGTAATCATTCAAATGATGCTGTTATTGTAAAAAAGTTTCATCTTTGGGGAAAGAAAGCTGGTGTTCAAACTTCCACAATTCATGATGCATTTTTTGCAAACGCAGCTGAGATGTTAAAGGGAAGAAAAGCTCTTAGAGGCATTTATGCAGAAGTGCTTGATAAAAATGTTATAACTATGACTTTAGACGAAATGTTAAGTCGTGGGCTGCCTAAAGCATTGTACGATAAATACTTAGAAGAAGCTATTGAGCTAGGGCTTATTCCAATTCCTGGCAAGTCTAAAGTTGGTAATAGACTTCTAAAACAATCAGATATTTTAAAAAAGGAAGATATTTTGAAAGAAATACCTGATAATTTTGAAAGTGATTACGGATGGTACGGAGTAGGTTAGCAGAACCCGTTAGATTAACCCAGGTGTGATTTTCTAAATAATATCATATTTAAAAATACAAGTGAAGATTGTATCTTCACTAACATGAGTTGTACTCAAAGGAAACAAAATGTCAGACAATCCAGAACAAAATAACCAAAATATTGAAGATGAAGCATCTATAGAAACAACAACTACAGAATCACCTAGTGTTGTAAATTCTGTAGATCCTGTTCAAAAACTTGTTGAAGAAAAAGTAAAAGAAGCTGTTAAAGCTATTAAAACAAAACTCGACAGCGCTTATAGCTCTAGAGATGATGCTTTAAGAAAATTAGCAGAGATTGAACAATTTCGTAAACAAGAAGAAATTAAAAGACTTCAAGAAGATGGTAAACACAAAGAAGCTTTAGAATTGCAACTTGCAGAAGAACGCGCCCAAAGAAGTGTTTACGAAAAACGTGTTGTAGAGCTGACTCGCGACATGGAGCTTCGTAATGCTTTAGGGACTTACAGTTTCAAAAATGATAGTGCATTTAACATGGCTTATCGTGAAGTTGTTGAGCAACTCACTCAAGATGATAACGGTGGTTGGCGTCATAAATCAGGGGTTTCTCTGAAAGACTTCGTAAGACAATTTGCAGAATCTGAGGAAAACGCTTTCCTCATTAAATCCAAAGTATCTAGTGGTTCTGGTAGCTCATCGACAACAAAAACCCCAAATACTTCTTCAGGACTTGACGGAAAATCTCTTTTCTCATTATCCCAAGATGAAGTTCTTAAATTAGCTAGAGAAGGAAAACTCTCTGGCAGACGCTAGGATAAATTAAATGACTGTTAAAACAAACCTATCTGGTGCTGATAACTTTGTTCTACAAGAAGCTATTAGTGCATATTCAGATGAAGCCTATACTAATGCTCGTAAACTTTCAGGCACTGGTATTGTCGGTTCTAATCCGCTTATTGATACTTCAACAGAGACCTTTACTGGTCAAGTTCGTTGGTTTAAACCTTTAAACCCAACAATTAACGTAGCTTCACTAACTGACTCTGCAGCTGGTTCTGGTACTACTTACAGCTCAGACTATGTAAGTTATATTAAAACTGTTCGTACACATGGCGCTACTAAAGTTAACATGCAGCAAGTTGTTACTCAAGTAGATGGTTTAGCAAAAGTTGGTCGTGATTTTGGTGAAACACGTGCTCAAGACGAGCATGATGCAGTTCTATCAATTCTTCGTGGTGTTGCTCTTTCAGAAGTAATGAACGGAGCTGCTGCAGGATCTGGTAGTACTGGTCTAGGTGGTCAGACTTTTGATAATGATCCTACAAGCAAGCGTTATGGTTTCTATGTAGATCTAGGTGCTGCAAAGCCTGTTATTGATGCTACTGCGGCATATCAAGGTGCTTCCCGTGCTGAAGGCTTTCTACGTGCTTTTGGCCAAGCATACAAAGACTATGAGCCTGATTTTGCTTATCTTGTTACTAGCCCTGAAGTAATGGCATCATTGCGTTCTGCTAATCTTGTTGATACTTCAATGGTTACAGATGGCAATATCAACTTTAACACCATCTTTCAAGGTAAGTTCCGACTTATTCAAACCAGAGCTTCTCAAGGCTTTAGCAGTGCAGAGCTAACCAAGATTAACACTGGCGCTGGTATTGATATTGTTGGTACTAAAACTTCATTTATTGTGCTACCCGGCGCTCTTGCTATGGAAGCTTTGATGGTTCCTGAGCAAGTCGAAATCTATCGTGATGCAGCTGCATATAAAGGTGGCGGTTCAACTTCAGTTTGGTATCGTTGGGGTTATGTAATGCACCCTGCCGGTTATAACTGGGCTGGTCTAGACTCTGTATTTCCAGCAAACGCAGACTATCTAAAAGTTGTTGAAGGCGGTACTCCAACAGCGCTAGCTAGCGTTGCTTCTGGTACTCTTGCTGCTACAACTGGAACTTGGATTCGTAAAGCAAGCTCTGCATTAAGCTTAGGTATTTTGCCAGTTTTCCATTCATAATTTGAGGAACACTTATGGCACTCGCTAAAGGCACTAACTCTTACGCGACTGTTTCAGAAGCAGACACCTATTTTGAAGATCGTCTTGATGTTGCAGCTTGGACTGAAGCAAATGCTACTCAAAAAGCACAAGCATTAGTTACTGCAACAGCTGCAATGGATAATCTAGATTGGGTTGGAGTTGCTGTAAGTGATTCCCAAGCTCTTGCTTTTCCTAGAACAGGAATATATTTTGATCCAAAATTAGGAATAGAAATAGAATTGTCTTCTACAACAGTTCCTAAAAGAATCACAACTGGAACAATAGAATTAGCTTATCATTTATTAAATAATGATGGTTTATTAGATGATACTGGATCTGTAGAAAATCTTACTATTGGCTCAATTACACTTTCTAACGTAATCTCTGCAAATAAAGTTCCAGGCAATGTTAAGAAACTTATTATGCCACTTCAAGTAAATAGTGGCGCAAGATTTTGGTGGAGAGCAAACTAATGGGCTATCAGGCATTGATTGATTCAAATTTAAAAAAGGCATTTAATCTTGTTAAAGATCTTGCCACAACGGTAACTTTAACAAAAAAATCAGTGCCTTCTTTTAACTTTGCAACTTCAGAAACAGTACATGCAACATCTGAAAACCTTACAGTTAAAGCTGTAATATATAATTCTAAAAAAGTTGCTAAAGACAAAAATGTTTTAGTTAAAGAGCTTTTATTAAAATCTAAAGACGTTGGTGATATAAGTCTTTATGATAATATTACTATAAACAGTCAGATTTGGAATATTATTAATGTACTAAAAAATGATGGATTTATTTCTGTTGTTGAAATTAGTAAGGAAGTCTAATGGGCAAATACGAAACTTTACAAACAAATATTTTTTCAATATTTGTAAGTAGCCCATGGATTGCTGAAAATATCAAAACATATCCATCAAATTTTATTGCTACAAACTCTACTAATGAATTTATTAGAGTTTCTGTTATTCCTTCTGGAACTGGCATTAATATAAGATCAATATCGGGTATAATTATTATAGATATATTTACTTCTGCTGGTAATGGACCAAAGTCTATTATGCTAATTGCAGATAAATTGGACAAGTATTTAGTAGGCAAAACTTTTAGTACACAAGGGATAAATCTGTGTATGACTAATAGTTCATTATCTTTGTCTGGAAATGATAAAGATAATCCTGCTTTGTACAAAGCCGCTTATACTATACCGTTTAATTATTTCGAGGTTCAATAATGGCTCATTCAACTGGAATTTCCCCTAGTATTTTTGCAGACTTATCCGTTTGCTTAGATACTGTCCCATTGCCTGCAACGTATGATGCAGCTGGTTTCAACGCACTGTTTTCTACCGAAGTAGCTAATGGTGTTGCAATTGCTTCTGGTGCACCTACTGGTGAATTTAGACGTATTACTAACGTTCGTGAGTTTCCTTCTTTAGGTACTCCAGCAAACATTGTTAACGTTCCTACTTATGGTCAGTCAATTTCATCGCAGGTTGGTGGACAAGCTGATGCACCAACAATTGAGATTACTTTAAATTATGTTGCTACTGATTGGCAATATACTGCAAATTATCTTGGCTTCTTAGTAGGCAAAGATACTCAATATGCATTTAGATTTACACTTTTAAATGAGATTCCTACAGCTACTGGGTCGGCTGCATACGCATCTACTGCTGCTGGACTAGGTACTGTAAAGAACTCAATCTGGTATTGGGTTGGTCGTGTTGAAGCCTTGATTGTTAATCCTCAGCTGACTGATGCTGTAACGGCTACTTTGACTCTGTCTACTCAGACAGATTTCTATGGTGCTTATACGGTCTAATTAACCATTAGGGAGCAAACAATAGTGCTGTTTGCTTAAATAAAGACACTAATCTTGTCCCTTTAAATGAAATTAATATATGGATAAACATCGTCCTTTTAACATGGGCTATGTGCTTCGTACAACAGCAAAGCACATGAGAAAGAGTATAGACATTAGTATTAGAAAGACATTTGAAAGAGTTCCTGAATTTGCTGATAATCAGGAAAAATCGCAAGAAGTTTTTAAAACACTTGCATTTCTACATACAATGAGGAAGCAATTAGATGACTTCCAATTTAAACATTCCGAAGATTTTAAAGGCGAATAATATGGTAGGCGGATTAAAAGGCCTTATTGGCCGTAAGATGACCAAAAAAGTTAAGTTTATGGGAGAAGAAGTTTCTATCTCAAAACTAAGCGTTGCGGAAGTAATGGTCATTCAAGAAAAGGCAAAAGCAATTGAAGGCAATGATTCAGCAGGTCTTGATGTTCTAAAGACTGTTATTTCATTAGCTGTTGAAGGCGCTGACGATCTATCAGATCAAGATTTTGAAGCCTTTCCAATGGATGAATTGTCAAAGCTTTCTAGCGAAATTATGAAATTCTCGGGTATTGGTGGTGACCAGGGAAAGTAATTCTCTCTGATGAAGAGCTATCTATTTATGAGATAGCTTTTCATTTGAGAATCCCTATTTATGAATTAGCAGACAAGATGTCGTATGAAGAACTTCTTGGCTGGTTTAGTTACTTTGAGCAAAGACCTGCTGGATGGAGAGATGATGATAGAACACACAAATTACTTCAAGCACAAGGTGTGAAAGAAAAACCTTGGATTATATTTCCAACTTTATCATCTATTTATAAACCATCTAAAAACACAAAAGATGGAATTGATATAAATAATCTCAAAGCATCTGGTTTATTTCAAAAGTTGCTATCTGCCAAAGGAGGCGATAAGGTATCTGTATGATAAAAGTTAAAGTTAATGTAAATCTTGAAAAAGAATTTAACGAAATATCAAAGAAAAGAAAAGCAGAAAAATTATTGTCAATTATAGCAGCTCTAAAAGCTGAAACTCCTGTAGATACTGGTAATGCAAGAGACAATTGGTTTTTAGAGAAGAATGTAATTGTAAATAATGTAGAATATATTCAGCAATTGAATGAAGGAACTTCTCAACAAGCTCCTGCTTATTTTATTGAGAAAACATTGTTAGCACAGAAGGGTGTTCGCCCTAGTGGAACAATTGTCAGGTTTAATAAATAACCTAACCCTCCCGCTAGTTAATTCTAGCGGGTTTTATTTTGAAAGGCTAACATGTCAGGCATCTTAATTGATATTGACACAAAAGCCGAATCAGCTAAACGGGATTTAAGAGAATTAAATCAGAATTTAGCAAGGCTAGTTACTTCAGCTAATTCATCTTCAAAAGCTTTAGATGGAATTAAGCCGGAGGGTTTTAAAAATTTAACAGGTGAACTAAGAACTACTGTAAAATCTTTTAGTGCTTTTAAAGAAGCAGGTACTACTGCATTTAATACAGTAGGCAATGCAGCTTCATCTTTAGTAGGAGTTGTTAGCACTTTAAAAACAGCCATGATAGCTCTTGGCACAGCTTTTCTTGGTTTAAAAGGCGTAACAGAATTAAATAAAGCTGCTGATAATTTAACTAATATACAAAATAAAATTAAATTAGTTATAGATGATACTGAAGAGCTTGTTAAAACCCAAACAAAACTTTATGAAGTATCAAGAGCCAGTAGATCAACTCTTTCAGAAACAACTGGACTTTATGTTGACTTTACAAAGGCGCTCGAAGAAACTGGAGCTTCACAAGGTAAAATCTTAAAAGTTGTTTCAACTATTCAGAAGTCTCTTGTGTTATCTGGCGCTTCTGCAGCAGGGGCACAAGGAGCTTTAGTTCAGTTAGGACAAGGTATTGCATCTGGTACTTTAAGAGGTGAAGAACTTAACTCTGTTTTAGAACAAATGAAATATTTAGGTCTAGGGTTAAAGAAAGAACTAGGCTTAAATGCAGGAAGTCTTAGAAAGTTTGCAGAAGAAGGACAACTTACAACAGAACTTTTAATGGATGTTATCGAAAAACTTGCTGATAAAACAGATTCAGACTTTGCAAAAACTACAATTACTGTCGAAACTGCAGCAATTCAATTTAAACAATCTCTTTCTTTAATGTTTGGTGAAGTAAACAAGTATTTAGGAACTTCTGATAGACTTTCAAAACTTTTAATAGATCTTAGCTATAATATTGACGAGTTTTCACTAACTGCAAGATTTAAGTTAGAAGCAGCTCGTTTGTCTTTTTCTAATTATTTTACAAAATTTAAACTAATTGAACCAAAAGATATTATTATAAATGACCTTATTAATTTTGATCTTAGTAAACCAATTACTACTATAACACAAACTGGAATAAGATTAGCAGCAATTCAAAAAATAAAAGATGTTTTAAGTTTTCTTGATGATGATTTAACAAAAGAATTAGGCCTTGTAACAAAGGTAAAAATATCACTAGACTTATTAACTGGCAAAGGAACTGATAAAGAAACCTCTTTATTAGATCAATTACCTATATTAGCTTTTAATAAAACTCTGGATGAATTTTATGCATCTGTAGATAAGAACGCTAGATCAAATCCATTTTCTGACTTTTTTGTAATTCTTGCAGAAAACTTAGGAGGCTTAATTCCTCTTATTCGGACTCCAATTCAAACAATTGATGTTGATTTTCGTCAATTTTTAAGAAGTATTGCATATGAAGTTTACTTTTTTAAATTAAATTTATTAAGACCTCTAAGATTACTTAAGACTGAACTTAAAGAAACATTTAATCTTTTTGAAGACACAAGTCTTGAAAGAGCTTGGGTAAAGCTTTTTTGGTCAAGTGATTTAGTAACATTTAAGCAGAGACTTGCAGATTTAAATGTTGAACGAAAAAGTTTGAAAGACACTTTACAAAATACTTCTTTTATATTAACAGAAGGCTTTAGGAGCTTTGGTATTCAAGATCTTTTATTTGGTGTACAAGATCTTTTGGTTTATTTAAATATTGTTGATAACACTTTCTTAAAGATTCGTGATACTAGGTTTGATCGAACATTAAATTATTTTGAACGACTTGGAGAGGTGCTTTCTGCAGTTTATGAAAGAGTTATTTTACCTAAAATCAGGTATAAAATTTATCCTATTCAATTACAAATTTTAGCATTGAGAGAAGCTTATGAAGATGCCTATAATGACGTTTTCAATGAAAGCACTGCAAATAAAATAGGAAAAAGATTAGGAAACTTTTTAGGAAGTACAATAAGTGGCGTTGACATATTCCCGAGTATTACCCTTAATCCT